AAGAATGGGCAATTAGGCAAGGAGTTTACGGTGCTGTAGATAATTTTTATGAATTTGATTTTAAATTAAATGAATCAAAATTTAGATTAACTCCTCAACCTGTTGAAATAAATGTTAACAATAAAGATAATATAGATTTAATTTATAGAATAAATCCAACTGAAGCATATTTTAGTGACGGTAATAGTTCTTCACCGTTTCCGTCTTTCAATAATACAAAAACTTATGTAAAACATGCAGGTTATGTTTCTCCTAGTGATGTAGATTATACACTTGCAGATTATACAGATTTGTTAAAAGTAAATTTAAATGATATTAAAGTAAACGAATATTTTTGGATAGGTAATGATCCAAATGGTTGGAATATATATCAATATAAAAATTATAATAAATTTATCAAATTTGAGGTCATCGGTACAGACAACCTTGCCTTAGAATTTGAATTTGATATAGAAGATGATTTTCAAATAGGACAAATAGTCGGTGTAAGTAATGTAGAAAAAATTACATTTGTTGGGCAAGATTCTACAGTAATTGCTAATGATTATGTAAGTTCTTTTTCAGGCGTTTTTCAAATTACGGATATTCAGATTAATAAGATTATATGTGCATTAACTGATCTAGCATTATTAGTCCAGATTAATACAGACTCTTTACAAGGCGATACAACTGGAATAGTAAGTATTTTTTCGTCTGTTAGGGTTTCTAATTTACAAGGATTAGAACAGTTAGTGTTAAAAGATTATCAATTAAATAAGAAAATTTGGGTAGACGAAGATGCTGATAAAAATTGGAGTGTATATCAAATTAATCACGAGTTTAAACTTTCTACCTCTGTAACAAATCCTGCAAAAAATATTACATCGTTTGGAAACAAAATTAGTATTAATGATAGAAATACAGTGTTAGCAATAGCAGATCCTTTACAAAATGACGGAATTGTTTATGTTTATACAAGGCCTAGTATAAATCAAAATTGGAAATTATTTCAAATATTATCACCTGAAGAACCAGATAGCGAGTCGTTTAACATTGGTGATAGTGAGGAAAATGCAGGAATTATTTTTGTTATAACAAATAATAGTGTAGAAAATATAAATTTAGTATACAAAAATGGTGAAAAAATAAATGAAGCAAATTATAGCATTAATGTAGAGAATAATCAAGTAATAATGACATCTGCTATTTTAGCAGATGATACTATAACAATATCTTTCCTTAAACACATTATACCTTATAAATTTGGAGCAAGTCTTGATGTAGAAAATAACAGCAATCATATAATTGTTGGCGCACCGGATGCATCTTATTTAAAAACTAGAATAAAAGGAACTTTTGATCCTACTATGAATTATAGTTCAGGAGATATTGTAAATTATGAAGTTAAGGATATTGGAGTAAAAAATTATTATAGGGCATTAGTTGATATATTACCAGAATCTTCTGCTCAAGAATTTAACGCTTTTTTTAATTATAGTAAATGGTTGTATGATAATAATTTATATTTTGAAAATTCTTACAGTTTTCCATTGTTATTTACAGGAACATACAACGAGAGAGAAGAGACTACTGATCATCTTATTATTAGAATTCCATCTACAGTTTATAATGGTATTAAAGTAGATGATCAAATAGTTTTACACTGGAACACCCTTACAAATGCCAATCAAACCCAATTAGAATTAGTAGAAAGACAGCCCTTTGATGGATTATACAGTCAAATTGATAATGTTTTCTTGAATAATAAACATACGATATTGTATAAATTTAGTAAAATTATAAAAGTTGCCAACTCTGCAATATCATTAAGCAAAGGGCAGCAAATAAGTTCTACTACAGCTAATGCAGAAATAGAGCAGGCAATTAGTATTGGAAACTCAAATGATTTTATAATCTATTTAAAAAATATACAAGGAAGTCTATTACAAGTTGATTCAATAAAGGTTGGTATACAAATAGTTGGAAACTATGAATTAATTGCGCCCTTAGAAGAAGAATCTATCGTACAAGATGAGTTTGCTGGATTTATTGCAATATCGACTCCGGCATATACTACGACATATAATAGAACTGATTCAGGTAGAGGATTAATAATTAGAGAATTAATTACAGAAAAAAGTCCAGATCAAAATTTAATTTATAGTAACATATTAGAATATGATAATGCTAGTTTGATTAGGATATTGAGTTATGAAGATTATAATTTAAATAATTTAGGAGAATATAATCCTATTACTAAAAATTTACGATATTTTTTGATTAGGGCTTCAAAAACATTAACAGATACTTACGTAGATGACTCGATTAATTTTTATTTTAATCAATTACCTAAAACTGTCTCTGTCTTAAAAGTTAGGAATACAAGATTTACAACTAAACCTGTTGTTGTAAAAGGTGAAACACTTAGACAAAAAAATAATAGTCTTGCTACTGTGACTATTTTTAGTGATACAGTTGAAATAGATCCTGCAACAATTAATTTTTCTAATCCTGTATATCTTATACAAGTTCAAAATGTAAGCGAAACTTCTTTTAATTTTATAGATGATCTTGTTGGTTCTGAGAGTGATGAATTATTTTGTAGACCTATAGAGGAACCTGTTGTACCTAAATTAGATACTTTAGAAGAAATAGGATTAAACACAAATTTACTCATTAATAATAATCTTGATATATGGAATACATGGGATGGATATATTATATATCAAGAAAATAGAACCGATTCAAACGGTTTACCATATGTACCATATGCAAAGTATATAGAAGATGGCATAAATTTAACGTCGTTTGATGGCAACAATCCAAATGAAAGAGTCGGTCAAACTATTAGAGAAATTAATGAATCAGGAAATCCTACAAATAATACAGCAGAGGTAATGTATGTACAACGGATTGGAAATAACAGGTTGATTTTATTTGTTAATAATGTGCAAGGTAATTGGAGGTTAGGACAAGATCAAGATCAACCTGCTCAATTACAAATGGATGCTCACCCAACCGGACAAGATATTTTTTCACGACTTAATATTTTCAATTTTGACAGAGAATTTGGAGTTTCAGTTAATGTTATTTTACCAAGTGAAGATGTAGGTAAATTTTTTGTAATTGATTACGGATCAGAAATACAAGCAATTTTTGATCAAGTTACAGCACAACCAAAAAATATTTTGACTAATCAAGAATATTGGTTTTTTAATAATGAATCGATACAAGGTCTACCTAGATTAGCTGCTTATCCTAATAACAATTCTGTTGTTTGGGAAAGGATATATAGTTTGTCAATTGATGACACTGGTACAGCGTCAACTTATGAAAAAGAAGGTGTAGTATTTGTTTATAAAAAAATTGGAGCAAAATATCAATTAGTAAAAAGGTTGTTGGGTCCTGATAGACAAAATAATTATAAATGGGGCAGTAATTTAAAAATTGGAAATTTTCAAAATGTTTCAAAAACATTTATACTTGCTGATAATCCAAAACGTTTATATTTTGTAAAAGATGGAAATGATAATGGTATTGTTTATAATTGGGACTACGCTACAAATAAGAAATATAAAGGAGTGTATAATGAAAACGAAACATACTTTACTGGAGATATTGTATTTGTTCCTCGTAATGTAACAGAAAATGTATTTTCAAGTGATATAGGAATTTTTGATGGAACTTTGTTTGAATCATTAACCAATGGATCTGTAAATGTTTTAAAAAATAACAGTTATGAAATAAATACCGATTACTGGAAATTAGCCGATGAATTAATTGATTATGTTGGTTTTGTACCAAACAATTCTGGTAATGTGCAGTTAGACTCTACCGACATAAGCACATTATCTGTTGATGGTCTTATAAAATTTGGTTTAAATTTTGATATAAGTGATAATGCAGAAGTTTTAGCTGTATTAATAAAATATGATAATACTAACAAAAATAAAATAAGCATTTTCCGAAATGATCAAGGTTATTATAGATTCAGTCAGATAATAGAAGCAGACACTCCTGAAATAGAGTTTGGTTATAGTTTTGCTTTAAGCAGCGATGGTAACACTTTAGCAATAGGTGCTCCCTTATTTGATACAAAAAGAATAAATGTTGGTAAGGTGTATGTTTACAAATTAGAAAATACAAAATTTGTTTTGAAGCAAGAATTGTCTAGTCCAAATAATGAAATTGAAGAAATGTTTGGAATAACAGTAGATATAAATGATAATTTAATTGCTGTAGGAAGTGCTAATGCAGACATTAAAGTAGAAACAACGTATGATAATAATGATACAATTTTTGATAACGGACTGACAACTTTTAAGTATACAAAGTCTGACAAAGGAGCCATATTTGTTTATGATGATATAAATGGACATTACGTGTACGGTAATAAAATTATCTATGATAACCCGTATGCTAATTCTTATGATTTTGGAGAAAATTTTGTATTAAAAAATAAATTTTTGTATGTTTCTGATCCTAATTATACAAATGAAAATGGTACTATCGGATATGTTTTAAATTATTCTAACATAGAAAATAAATTATACGATAATATAAGTAGGCAAAAACAAACAGTTGATTTATCAAAAGTAAAGAAAATTTTCCTGTATAATACAAAAACTAAAGAAATAATAAAATATTTAGATTACGTAGATGTATTACAAGGAAAATTACCAGGTCCTGCTGAACAAAATATATCATATAAATTATATTATGATCCTGCAATTTACTCAACAGGAGGATCTTCTGTAGTAGTTGATCCAACGACAGCATGGACGACAGAAAATGTTGGAACAATTTGGTGGGATTTAAGCACAGTAAAATATTACTATCCTTATATAAACGACATATCGTTTTCTACTAATTTTTGGAATAAGCAATTTTTAAATACTAATGTAGATTTATATGAATGGGTAGAAAGTCCATTACTTCCATTAGATTGGAACGAATTGTCAGAAACTAATGAAGGATATAGTTTAGGAATTACAGGTAGAGCAAAGTATACTGACTCATATACAGAAAAATCAATTTACAACAATGTTACTGATAGAATAGAAAAAAAGTATTACTTTTGGGTAAAAGATGCCAAAAATATACCAGATTTAGATAACCGGACAATTAGTGCATACAAACTTCAAACATTAATGAAAGACCCATTAAACGAAGGGTACGAATTTGTTTCTCTTATTAGTGATAATGAATTTGCAATTTATAATTGTGAAAAATTCTTAAATGATAAGGATGTAGCAATCAGTTTTCAAATATATAAAGATACTGATCAACGCATAAACACTCATTTTCATTATGATATAATTACAGAAGATATTGAAACAAATAAAATAAAAGAAAATTTATCTGTAAAATGGATTGATAGTCTAGTAGGATATGATTTGTATGGTAGGTCTATTCCTGATATATCTATAGGTGAGAAATATCGATATGGCAATTTAACAGAACCAAGGCAAAGTTGGTTTGTTAATAGGCAACAAGCATTAAAAGAATATGTTCAACGTATAAATCGAGTACTTAAAGAAAATTTAATAGTTGATTCAAAAAATTTAAAAAATTTATATTTAAAAGATGAATATCCTTTAGAATCATCTAACCAATACGATTTAATTGTAGATAATTTAGATGCATTAAATTTATATGGTATTGCAAAAGCTGAACAGGCAAGCATAGATATTACGGTTGAAAATGGAAAAGTTGTAAGTGCGAGGATAATAAATCCGGGTCGAGGTTATATAAAAACTCCTACATTTACAGTTATTGGACAAGGATCTAATCTTGAATTAAATTTTACACTTAATGCTATCGGATCTATAGTTAATGTTGATATTGTAAATGCAGGAGAAAATTATAACAATAACGCTAGTGTAGAAATTAGAAAATTTACTGCATTGGTGTTAAATGATGAAACTATAAATGGTAAATGGGCATTATACGAAAGAAATTATACTGCTAATTCTTGGAATAGGGTTAGAAGTCAAGGATACGATACAAGAGCATATTGGAAATTTATAGATTGGTATAGTACTGGTTATGACAGTACAACTCCTATAAATTTTATAATAGATTTTTCTTATCAATTAAATTCTATCAATGATACAATAGGAAATATTGTAAAAATTAATACTATAGGATCAGGTGGATGGTTGCTACTTAAAAAGGTCGATAATCAAGATAATGTTGACTATTCAATTAATTATGAAACTATTGGACGAGAAAATGGTACAATTGAATTTTTAAATACATTGTATGATCCGTATGCAGCCTATTATAATTTTGATTTAAAAAGTTTTGATATTAGTTTTTATGACGATCTTCCAACCACAGAGGTAAGAATTATTGCTAATGCAATCAAAGATGATATTTTTGTAGATGATTTAGCTATAGAATATAATCGTTTATTTTTTGCAGCCATTAGATATGTTTTATCAGAGCAAGGTTATGTTGATTGGTTGTTTAAAACAAGTTTTATAAGAGTAAAACATAATGTAGGTAATTTACGTAAAGATGTAACTTTTAACAATGATAATTTACCAAGTTATGAGGACTATGTCAACGAAGTAAAGCCTTACAAGACAAAAATTAGAGAATATATAAGTTCTTATGAAAAAATTGACAATAATCCATTATTAACAGCAGATTTTGATTTGGCACCTGCATATGTTGATAGAGATAAAAGGATATTACCACAACAGATTAAAGTCTTTGGAGATGTTTTGTATGGAGTATCCGACGAACATATGACTTATCCTAATAAAAATTGGTTAGATAATTGTTATTATGTAGTAACAGACATAAAAATATCTTATTCTGGGTATGGATATAAAACAGTTCCTACTGTTAGATTCGAAGGCGGCGGTGGTAGTGGCGTTAAAGCAGTTGCATTTTTAGGTGAAAATGGATCAATTGTAAACATAGAAGTTATAGACGAAGGTTCGGGATACTTGCAAGCGCCGCAAATTTATATTGATGGCGAAACATATAACGATTTTGCTCCTGCTAGGGTAAGTGTTATTTTAGGTAAACCTCTTGTACGTAGTACGTTAACAAAAATAAAATTTGATAGGATAGCAAAGACAATTTTTTATAGTAATATCGATGAATCTTATACAGAAATAACTTCAGGATCAAAATATATATTTGATTTATACTGGCCAATGTCTTTATTGCCAAAAGATGTAAATGTGTACGTAAACGGAGAAAAACTGTTGTTTAGTAGATATAAGTATGAAAATGTATTAGATAATACCAAGTCATACACTAGGTATCTAGGTAGAGTAACATTGGTAGATGTGCCTAGCAATTATTCTGAGGTGAAAATTGAGTATAAAAAAGATATTAATTTATTGCCAGCTTTAGATAGGTTAAATTATTATTATTCACCTATAGAAAATCAATTTGGAAATACTCCTAATCAGTTGTTAGACGGTATTGATTACGGAGGTGTTGAAGTTAAAAGTTTTGGATTTGGTAATACATCTGGGTGGGATTCAAATCCATTTTTTGTAAATGAATATGACACATATGATACAACATTTGAAGATCATGTAAACACAATTGGCAAAAATTTACTGTATAATAGCAATTTAGGATATAAGATTCAAATAAATTGGACAAATTTTGCAAAGGCAGTTAATGCTTTAGTAAAAGGAGATAGCGTTGAAATTGATAATCATACATTGTTTTATTCAATATTTAATGTAAACCAATTAGGAGAACCTGTAACAGATCCTTTAGATGGTACAAGTATTTTAAATGTACTAGATGAATTAGTATCAGAACTGGTACTTGACCAAAACGGAAATGTTGTTTTAGATGAAAACGGCGATGCTTCGTATCAGTTAACACCAAGAATTACAATACGTAGTGTTGAACAAATATTGTTATATGGATTGAATAGTGTTGATTTAGAAGAACTTGCAATATACAATATTGAAACACAAATAATTCCAATTATATCTACATTAACCGGAAGTCAGGTTGAAAATTTAATAAATGAAACAAATTCAGTTTTAAATGATGTAAAATTAATTTTTAAAACACCGTTAGAAGAAAATGTCCAGTATAATGTTTATTATAATGGATTAAGGATAGATGATATTAATTTTGTAACTGATCCAACTAATATAACTAATCCTAATGCTACACTTGCTACAATAATAGGCGACGGTTTACAGCAAGAATTGATTTTAAGAGATATAGTTTCTGATTATCAAACAGATGATGTTGTGATACTACGTAAACCTACAAGCGATGGTAGTTTTTTACCTACTGATTTGGATTATGATACATTACTTGTTGGAGGAAATTTAGATTATACCAATGCTAAAGGAATAGAATCAGCAGATATTGTTGTAGATGGAGATAATTTTGTAACGCATACTACATCAAAAGGACCTGAAGAAAATGTTCCTGGTTTAGTTCAAGATACATTAGATATAAAAGTTTATGAAAGACCAATTGTAGGATCTTCTAATATTTTCTCCATGAATTATATAACAGATGGAATTAACAACACTTACAATATTGGAAATTATCCTTTATCTGCAAGAAATTTAATTGTAAAAATTGACAAAGAAATAGTAACTAATTATTCTGTGAATTCTAACAAAACAATTACATTTAATACCTTATTACCTGCTGGTAAACGTGTTAATATAACAACATTAGATTACAGTGGTTTTGATGTGTTAGATGTTGATACAATTGAATGTATATTGTCTACGAATATCTTTGTTGTGAATGCAAGATGGGAAGAAAATTTACAAAGTGAAGTATCTGTAAATGGAAAAGAAATAGACTATGTAATTGTGCCTTCTAATACAGAGTTTAGCGATAGTAGTAATAATATTTTAATAAAGTTTGGAAAAAACATAAATGTAGGCGATGTTGTACGTTATGTAATTTATTCAAATAAAGAAGGACAAGAAAAACAAAAATTTAGCACAACATATATAGATAATTTTATAGCCGATGGCAGTACTAATATATTTGAATTAACTAAATCACCGGAACTGCAACAACCTGCTGAATGGTATACTATGGTTTTAGTAAATAATAAATTGTTAAATCCAGGTTATACAGAAACATTTATTTTAACAGATAGTAGAGAATATAATTTGAAATTGCATCAAGTTCCTTTGAGGACTGTAAGTTTTTATCAATTAAGGGTATTTTTAAATGAAAGAGAATTAAAATATACAGACGAATGGACGTATAGTGCTGCAGAATCTTTTGATCCTTTAATACCAGACGACCAGCAAGTAGGCAGTATTGTATATCTTGTTGAAGGCATTGGCAAAATTGGTGATACATTACGCATTTACATTAATGCATGGGAAGACAGTGTAGAGTCCGGCGGTGATTATAGATATGGGTACTATGAAAATGGCGAATTTACAGGAACTCCTGGAGTGTTGCACATCAATAAACCTTTAAACGAAGGAGACGTAATTAAAGTCTATCAATTTAGCAATCATGATAGTCAAAGGATTGATTGGCAAAGTTTTGATATGGTTGAAAGGACAAAATTAAGTCCTGGGAATATTGATCAAAGTTATACAAATATTGTTACAGATTTAAATCAAATTTACGTTGCATTTACTTTGCAAAGTGATAAATTTTACGCAATTTATAGGAATGGGTTTAGGGTAGATGATCAATTTTATGGTACTACTACCCAAGGTAATCAAGCAGCAGAAATTCAAACACCTATTGGTAATGGTACAAATTATTTAAATTTTAATGAAATAGGATTAAATGTTTTAGCTGGCGATATTGTAAAAGTTGAAGAAATAAATGCTCAAATTAATATAGACCAAGATTCGCAAAATTATTATGAATTTAAACAATTACTTAATGGATTGATTCCTTTAAATTATCCTGCTGTAACAGATAGTTATGTGTTTGTAGCTGTAAATGGAAAAATGTTGCATGCTAGTATTGATTACTATGTTACAACTGATAAAATGCATGTAAAATTAGCGCAACCTTTGCTAGAGGACGATGTTGTACAAACAATACATTTTAGTAATCCGCAACAAACAAAGAAATTTGCATGGAGACAGTTTACTGATATACTTAATAGGAATCATTATAGCATTATAGACGGGCAAAAGAATGTTAGATTAAGACAAGATTTACATTGGTATGACAAAGTAATTGTTGTTGATAACGAGGAAGCATTACCTGCTCCTACTTTAGAAAGTAAGTATCCTGGTGTAATATTTATAAATGGCGAAAGGATAGAGTATAGAGCAAGACATGGTAATATATTACAACATTTAAGAAGAGGAACATTAGGAACAGGTGTAAAAGATATATATTATTCTGGAACAGAAATTTATGATCAATCAATTGATAAGCTTTTACCTTATAAAGATGAAACAATTGTTGTAAATATAGTAGCAGATGGCAATTCGAATGAATTTACATTAGATTTTGTGGCTAATTCTGTTAACGAGTTTGAAGTTTTTGTAGGAGGTGTAAGACTTAGAAAAACTCCTTTAGAATCATATGAACTTGACACTGTAAACAGAATAAATTATGGAACAAACAATGAACATATATCACAGGACTCTCCCGAAGGAGATGTAACATTACCTCCTGAATTTGTTTTAGAAAACAATATTTTGCGTTTAACAAAAATAGACGAAGTTGGAAACAATGTTTATCCCTCAGCAGGAACAGTTATAACCATAATTAGAAAAATTGGAAAAATATGGACAGAAGCAGGACAAAAGTTAGTTGATAGCGAATCGCCTATTAGTAGAATGATTAGATCAGTTGAAGCTGATTTACCAAGATAAATATATACATAGGATTTATTATGAATGATATTTTAAAAGAAAAGTACGGAATTTTAGTCGAAGGATACATTAAAATTTTTGATCCTGAAAGTAAAGAAGTTTACATAGATAAACGTAATGCAATTCATTATGAGAACATGAGTATTGCATTAGCTCAAAGTATGGCAAATTCAGGTACGGGATTTTTATATCAGATGGTATTTGGTAATGGAGGAACAAGTGTTGATCCTACAGGTATAATAACATATCTAACACCAAATAGCACAGGAGTTAATGCAAGTCTGTATAATCAAACCTTTAGCAAAGTAATTGACGAGAGCAGTATTAATAATAAGGATCCTTTTAGGAATAAAACTGAAATTAGGCATGTAAGTGGAACAAATTATACAGATTTGATTGTTTCTTGTTTATTAGATTATGGCGAACCTGAGGGTCAAGATGCCTTTGATACCGCTGCAACTGCCGACAGTTTGTATGTTTTTGACGAGTTAGGCTTGCAGAGTTATAATCCAAATGGAGAAGGAATGCTAGTTACCCATGTCATTTTCCATCCTGTTCAAAAAAGCCTCAATAGATTAATACAGATTGATTACACCGTAAGAATACAAAGCCTATCAGGAATGTTAGGGGAATAATATTATGCCATATGAAATAAAATTTACAGACTATGTTAATAAATTACAGATTGTTGTAGAAGATAATACTATCAATAATGAAACATCATTAAAATTGCCTGGCAGGAATACAACATCTTATGGTACAATAATTGCAGAAAATTTTTTACACTTGCTTGAAAATTTTGCATCAACATCTGCACCAAGTGTGCCGGTAGAAGGGCAAATATGGTATGATTCATCTGTTGATATTGAACAATTAAAAGTATATAATGGCGTAAATTGGGTTCCAGCTAATGGTGTGAATAAATCTGTTGCAAAACCAAATTTTGCTCAAGAGGGAGATCTTTGGATTGATAGAGAGAATTTACAGCTTTACATGTACACCGAAGCAAGTTCTTGGGTTCTTATCGGACCAGAGTTTAGTGAAGGTTTAATTACTGGCGCAACTCCACGAGTAACTCTCGGTATAGATAATTTAAATTATAATTTTTTACAAATTGATGTAAATTCATCTCCTGTTGCTATCATATCTAATAAAGAATTTACTCCAAAAGCAAAAATTGATGGTTTTACTACTATATATCCTGGTATGAATTTATCAACAAAAAAATTAGCAGGTGAAAACAATTTAAAATACATAGGGACAGCAGAAAAAGCAGAAGCATTATATGTTGCTAATGAAGTTGTACCAGCAGGAAATTTTTTGCGAGCAGATAAAGTTAACACAACCTCGTTTGCAATAAATGTTTTAAATAATGACGGAGTAAATTTTGGTATTAATAATGAATTTACTGTTGGTATAGATGGAACAAATGCAGTTCTAAAAAATAATGTTTCAGGTTCTGCAATTGCTATAAAAACAAGATTTGGCGGATTATATAGTACTGTAATGACAGTTGATTCAAGCAAGAAAGTTGGCATTAATACAAGTAATCCTGATGTTGAATTAGAAATTTCAGGAGATTTAAAATTAAGTATACCAGTAGATAATCCAAATAAAGGTAAATTAATTGTAAGTAATGTAGAAGATAGTAATAGTTTGATTAACACAGGATCAATTGTAACTTATGGCGGAATTGGCATAGCTAAAAGTGTTTCAATTGGTGGCAATTTGTATATGCCTAATACCGAAACAAGTATAATTGAAGTAAATAAAGTTCTACCTGATAAGGATGCAGATGAATTAATTGGAACGCAGGAATCTTATCTTGGAAGTGAGACTTTAAGGTATAACGGAATATTTGCAAAACGTTTTTATGGAGATTTAGAAGGTAATGTAACTGGTTCAGTAACAGGTAGGGCAGGTTCTGCAAATAAATTAGCAAAGTCATCAGCATTTTCTTTTATAGGCGATTTAGAGGTAGATGCCGAAAGTAATAATAATGAAACTACAGTGTCTTTTACCGGAACCGGTGAAGCTGTAATTTTTCCAGTAAGTATTGCAAAAGAATTTATTGGTAATAAAGCCGAAGTAGAAACTACTCAAATTGATGATGAAGTTTTATTGAATAGAATTAGAGAAGATATCGGGCTTAAAAAGATTAGTGTAGAAAATTTATTAGCAAGTGTTCCAGTAATGCCAATAGGAACGATTGTTCCTTATGCCGGACAATCAGCACCAACTGGCTGGTTGTTGTGCAATGGACAACAGGTAAGAGTTACTGATTATGAAAAATTGTTTGCAGTACTTAATTATACATACTTAGCCCAAGAACTTGTCTCATTAGGGTTTTTTGCAGTTCCAGACCTAAGAGGTAGATTTCCGTTAGGAGTTCATAATATGGGAAATTTGATTCCAACGGATACAAGAATTACAAATCCAATCGCTGAACAATTAGGCGCAACAAGCGGAACAGAAACAAAAGTTTTATCAAAAGAAAATTTACCAGATCACGAACATTCTTTGCAATACCAAGATCACAATTTTTATGCAGTTAATCAACAAGACTTCTTTGTTCAGGATAGTGCGATAAAAGATTATCCTTATTATGAACAAATAGGCCAAGATACAGGTTATGCTGTTGATAAAACATCAGGAATTGAAACCCAAGAAACTACAATTTTTAGCCAACCTTTTGACGTAATGAACCCGTTTTTGGTTTTAAATTATATTATATATGCAGGATAATTAAAAAAATGAGTTATAGAATAAATCGCACTGACGGTGAATTATTAATTGATTTAACAGATGGTATTATAGATAGTAGTGCAACTGATTTAGTATTAATTGGTAGGAATTATAAAGGTTTTGGCGAATGGGTAAATGAAAATTTTGTTAAATTGTTAGAAAATTTTGCGTCAACATCACAACCGCCGCATCCTTTGACTGGGCAATTATGGTATGATAAAAGTGTAGGTAGATTAAAAATTTTTAACGGATCGTCATTTAGATCTGCAACAGGAACTATAGTAAATTCTTCTCTTCCAAACGATTTAATTGAAGGTGACATTTGGATTGATAATAAAAATAATAGATTATATCTATATGACGGAACAGACCTAACTTTAGTTGGTCCTACGTACGATGCAGGTCAAGGAAAAACAGGTTTTGAATCTCGCACACAAATTGATGTGAATAACGTATCTAGAACGGTATTATTGATGTATTTAGGTGGAGTCTTGTACGGAATATACTCGCCTGAACAAATGTTAATTCCTTATCAGTATAGTATAAATGGTTTAGAAGCTGATCAAAACGACACCCAGAATCCCAAAAGACAGCGATTGAAAAAAGGATTTAATTTAGCTAGGCCTAGTATCGAAACAGGTACAGAAGGTTTTTGGTATCATGGCACGGCTCTTAATGCAAAGTATTTAATCGATAATAACGGCAATAAAAAAACAAGTGTAAGTTTTTTGCCAACAGACGGAAATGGAGAAACAACAGGTAGTTTAAAAATAAAAAATAGTTCAGGTTTAACAATTGCAAAAGGAGATAAACCATTTGTTGAATTTAAAATTATAGGAACAACAGTTTTTGTTCAAAATTTAGAAATAAATGGTGATTATGGAGTACGTGTAAAAAATAGCCAATTTCCTAATAATTATTTAGATGCATTTAAGATAGACTCTTCTTTGTATAAAATAAGTTTATGGCCTGGATTGCCTACAAATTTATTAAGCACAACACCTAGTTTAGACATGTATGGAGATCTGAATGTAACAGGAAATATTTCTGTCGAAGGTAGTTTAAGTGTACAAGGCGACTTAACTTATATCAATTCGCAAGATTTACAAATAGAAGATAAAACAATAGAATTGGCAGTAAGTTCTAATGGTGTAAATTTGCCAGACGTTGATTTAGATGGTGGTGGCATAGTATTAAAAGGATCCGAAGGCGATAAAACGTTACTTTATAATGATTCTTTAAAAGCATGGTCAACAAATCAAAATATTCAACTTGAAGTTAGTGTAGATAATCCTACTCCGTCGATAAAAATAGACGGAAAAACAATCTTAACTGAAACTGAATTACAATACGTTACAACAGCCGCAGATTTAACTTCGGTTGGAACTTTAACAAGTTTAACAGTCGATGATATAAACATAGATTCAGCAGCTATAACAAGGATAAATGGCACAGGAATTACAATAGATTCAAATGGCGGCAATATTGATGTAAGCAATGAAAACATAGTAAATTTAAAAACCCAGGTATGGCCCGCAACATATTCAAATCCTGATATGCGGAATTGGGCATCTACTATAGAATATGTTGACAGGGCAGTACAAGGTAAAGAAATATTATTATCAATTGATATCAATGGATTGATCATTGACGGTGATCCGGATAATACTCCTTTTTATGAAGGAACAATTGATAATATAAGACAGGTATTGAATTATATGTTACCTATTGAAGAATCATTGATAGGAACACGGGTAAAAATATTAGGAACTAGGATAAAAGATATTACTGCTGTATTTGGAATAACAGTTTCTGAAGAAGATGATACAGTTTTACAAAAATCAAGGGTATCAGTACGAAATGTTGATAATAGTTCAACAGTTTCGGTAATACAAGACATAGTTAGTAATCCTGCATTTGCAGGAACGACTACTAATATAGATATAGAAATTGAAAGATTTATATATTCTTATCAAAGCGACGGGTTGCGTTGGAATAATACCGGAGTAATTAGGGTTACAGTTTAAGATTAGGAAATTAAATGGCGTATATTATCAATACATATAACAACGCACAATTAGCAATTGTGCAGGATGGAACAATAGATCAAACTACTGATTTAAAATTGGTAGGAAAAAATTATGCAGGGTATGGAGAAATACAAAATGAAAATTTTGTTTTTTTATTAGAAAATTTTGCCGGCTTGACTGAACCACCAAAAGCAATTGTAGGGCAAATTTGGTTTGATACTGCAAATAGTAAATTAAAATTTTATGATGGATTTCAGTGGAGGATTGCAGGAGGTGCATTTACTTCTAACGAGCAACCCGCTGGATTAAGTATAGGAGATTTTTGGTGGGATACAAACAATGAACAATTATATGCATATAATGGAACTGAATGGATATTAATAGGACCTCAAGGTATTGGCGAAGGAGTAACGCAATTTCAAAGTAGAGAAATTAAAGATAGTGTAAGTCCATTTCCATTACGACCTGTTATAGTAAGTATTGTCGATGATGAAATTATACATATAATAAGTTCTATAGATTTTATTATTCATCCTGACGAACAAACAAATTATCCTGGTTTTGATAAAATCCATCAAGGATTAACATTAAAAAATACGATTAATTCAACAAATGGAGTTACAAGCACTGACCATAGATGGTGGGGAACAGCTACAAACTCGGATAGATTAGGGGGATTAACGGCAGATAAATTTATACAAATAGCAGATCCAAGTTTTGATTTTGAAGTAAGTTTTGCCGATGCTGGTATAAAGATTGGCAATGATAACGATTTACGGATTAGGATTGTAAATGATAATGTAGCTAATTTTGCAAATGAACAAGGCACAGAAATGATTTTCCAAGTGCTAGATGAAAATTTACAAATTGCAATGCCACTTAGATTTAAAGCTGATGCTGTTTTACCTGGATATGTAAGTAATTATACTAACCCAAATATTTTTTCTGGAACAAGGAATGTAAACATTGGAGCAGACTCTAATAAATTTATCAATGTCTATGCAAATAATTTTAGAGGTGTTGCCGATAGTGCCGATTTATTAAAAGGAAGATATATAGATTCTAATAGTGATCCTGCAACAGAGTATATGGAAGCTAATGTAAGTCATGTTGCAAATACTAGAACCATTGTAGTAAGAGATCATACAGGAACTATACAAGGTACATTATTTGACGGAACTGCTACAGCGGCACAATATGCAGATTTAGCTGAAAATTATGCATCAGATAAAGATTATGAACCTGGAACAGTGCTTGTAATAGGAGGAACCGCAGAAGTAACAGAATCTGCTGAATATTGTAGCACAAAGGTTGCAGGCGTTGTATCTACAAATCCTGCTTATCTAATGAATAAAGAATGTGCAGGTGTAGCAGTTGCTTTAAAAGGCAGGGTTCCTTGTAAAGTAGTTGGAAAAACGAAAAAAGGAGATTTTTTAATTACATCACACATTGTTGGAGTTGCAACGGCTGCTGATACAATGTCTGCAATGCCGCATTCGGCTTGTATAATAGGAAAATCACTAGAGGAAAAAAATTCAGACGAGATTGGGATTATTGAAATTTTTATATAAATAAAACATAATATAGGAGTTTTTTGATGGTCACACTTTCAACAGGAGTTTCATCAGGAGGATCAATTGATGCAGCTAATTATAATTTATTGCAATCCGAAGTAGCACAAATTTTAGGAACTGGGTCAGGCGATAAAGGTTATGGACAAGCATTAAGTAGCAGTCAAGTCACAGCAAATGATATTGTTCAAGGTGTAGACGGAGACTTAGTTACAGCAGCACAAATGGATTACTTGCGATCTGATATTGAAAAATGTTGGAAGCATCAAGTTTCAACAGAATTTATATTAGGTGATATAGATCCTGGAGATTGGATCACGGCTGGGTCAGCAAGTACAAGTGGCGCATATAATCAATATTTTTCTTATGTGACTAGTATTATTAACAATAGACACTTGTTAGCATCTGTACAGTACACTGATACTTTACAGCAGAATAATTCTGTTCCTATTAACTGGACATCGCAGAGATCTGCAGAATATACAGTAGATTTTGGAACTGCAGAAGCAATGCGATTCTTTTTTAACTCAGGCGGTCAAATTCAGTTTACATGGTCAACAGGTAATTCAGGAACAGGGGCATCTGCTAGTAAAAATATAAGTTGGGCAAATTTCTTAAACACGGTTCCATACACATCTACATATCAAACATATACAAATTATACTTCTAGTTGGGTAGCAAAAATAAACACTGGAGTAGGTGGTTCAGGGGTTTACGCTGAAAATAAAGCAATTCTAAATGTAAGACTTATAGATAACAGTACAACCATTGCTTATCAATGGGTTTTACAAGATCTTGATACAGGCGACGATACTACGCCAAATGACGGTTGGAATTATAAAACTGATGAACCAGTTACATTGCCTATTAATTGTAGACTAACAACTAGAACTGCAACTGGAAGTTATGTATCACGAACTGCACCAACTGCATCCAATACTTCTCCATGGTCTTAAGTGGATGATAAATTACAAAAAGCATTAGAATTTTCTAATTATCTAATTACATTTACCGAACAAAAAACTGTATTACAAGAAAATTTTAAAGATAATATAGTTTACTACTATAATGGCGCTAAGTTTACTATTACATTAGAACTGTTAAATTATTGCAAATCTTGTGTTGATAGTAATAAGCATAGTGAAATTTTAGTCGATGATAATTGTATACCTTTTAAAATTGATATTGCACCATTTTATTTTTCTATTTTAAATTTGTATAATAAATCAAAAGAAAAGTATTTTGAAGAATATTCAAAGTTAATTAAATCACGAACAGTAAACACTATTGTAGACTATGAGTAAAGGCATTTTACTCTTTGCTTTTAATAATAAAATTGACTATATAAAACAGGCATGTTTTTTTGCAATAACAGCAAAAGAATTTTTAAACTTACCTGTGAGCGTTGTAACTGATGATATTTCATATGCATCTAAGTTTGAAAAATATTTTGATAACATAGTTCTTTTTGACAATCTAAAAGAAACTAATTATAAAGTTTATCATAATGGTACAAGTTCTGAAAAATTAAATTTTAAAAATTCGGCTAGATGTTATTCATATGATTTAACTCCTTATAATGAAACTTTAGTAATAGATACTGATGTATTACTAGGCAATAAGATTTTTCGAGAATGTTATAATTCGGTAGACGATTTTTTAATTTATGATATTGCTTATTTTTTAAATGATATTAAAGGCGCTGAAATAGAATATTGTAATGATGTAGGAATAAAGTTTTATTGGGCTACGGCATTTTTCTTTAGGAAAACTATAGAAAATAAAATATTTTTTGATTTATTAAAGCATATTCAAGATAATTGGAATCATTACAGATTTAATTATAAAATAGATCAAACATATTTTAGGAATGATTATGCATTTAGTATTGCAATTCATATTATGAATGGTTTTGGTATAGGAAATTTTGCTAATCCTATGCCTGGAAAACTTTATTTTTTATCAGATAGAGAATATATTGTTGATTATAACAAAAATAGTTTTTTATTTTTATTACAAAATAAATTGACAGAACATTATTTTTTAAATAGAACAAAAGATTTTAATGTCCATGTTTTGAATAAATTTAGTTTAGATAAAATTGTAAATAAAAATATCAATGGATAATGGTTTTTTAATTTATGCCTCAGGACCTGATTACATAAAACAAGCCTATCTTTGTGGACTAAGTATAGAGAGATTTAATAATTTTCCAATTTCTCTTGTTACAACAGATGATACTTATATTACAGAAAAAATTAAAAATTTTTTTGATAAAATTATTATTGTTCCACCGGATTTAAATTATCGTTATCATATCAGTAATAGGTCGTCTTTGTATTTTTTATCTCCATATGAAAATACAATTGTTTTTGATAGTGATACAATTATATTAGAAAATTTTGATAAAAAATGGCAAGAATTATATGATCAAAATTTCATATACTATCCTACAGATGCATTTACGTATAGAAATGTCAAGGTAACAAATGATTTTTATAGGAAAGCATTTGTTGATAATAATTTGCCTAATATTTACACAGGTTGTTATTTTTTTAAAAAATGTAATGAAAGCGATAAATTTTATAGCTTATTAAAAATAGTTGCAGATAATTGGCCTGAATTTTACAAAATATATTTAGGCAAGGATAAATTAAATTTACCTAGTATGGATATTTTGACAGCTATTACAGATAAAATGTTAAAAGTAAATAGTATTAAACAAAAATCTTTTTTTAAATTTATTCATATGAAAAATAAAATTCAAGATTGGAAAATTAATGCAAATTCATGGTTAGATACAATTCCTTATTATATTAATGATGATAGTGAATTATTTGTTGGAAATTATAAACAGAGTGGAGTATTTCATTATGTTATTAATGATTTTTGTAACGATTGTATAATTGATACGTTTGAAAAATTATGAACTTTTACGTTTCTTATTTTGCAGATTCAAAAGAAGTCTGGCAATTTAGCAATGTACAGCCAGATAGTGATGATTTTATTGTAATTAATAACATAGAGGATTTAGGAGGATTATACGAAAGGAAAGATTGCATAACAAATTATAAAGTTAATTATGATAGTGTATTTGACAAATATTATATAACAAGTAAAGTAGCTAAAATTAAAAATACTAGTTTTATAGAAATTAAAGAATTTGTGTATGCAGATATATTTATTGTTCAAGATTTTAAATCAAATAAATGGAAATTTATTTTATCAGATCAATGCCAAATAGATGATAATCCTGAAAAATTATTTTTTTCAATATGTAAGAATAATAATCCTAATATTTTGATTAGATTAATAGAGATTAATTTTAATGATTTGTTTTATAACAAGGAAATTATAATTCCTTTTCAATATCAAATTGAAAAAGATAAGGAAAAAATAAGTATTTTTACGCACTATATTTCAATTAACTATTCTTATAAAAAAAATTATGAGTAATATATTTAAAATTGCAGAACATGATGTAATTTTTTTGTCTTATGACGAACCAAATGCTGAAAAGAATTATGCAGATTTATTAACAAAAATACCCTGGGCTAAACGAATACACGGGGTACATGGTTCAGATTCTGCACATAAAGAATGTGCAAAGATAAGTGAAACAGAAAGATTAATAGTTATAGACGGTGATAATATTGTTGATGAAAATTTTGTAAATGAGGAAATAAAATTTAAAAAAAATGTTGATATAACAAAAAATGTAATCAGTTGGCCAGGAAGGAATATTATAAATGGTTTAATTTATGGTAATGGAGGTATTAAATGTTGGGACAAGCAAACCTTGCTTAATATAAAGACGCACGAGAATGCTGATCCGGATAATATACATGCACAAGTTGATTTTTGCTGGGATATAGAATATATTACAATGCAAAAGTCTATGAGTGTTGTAGAAAATAACTTTACACCTCAACAAGCATGGCGAGCTGGGTTTAGAGAAGGTGTTAAAATGTGTTTATTAGAAGGTGTCAAACCGTCTATAGAAGAATTTAATAAAATACATTGGAAAAATTTGCATAGATTGTACATATGGTGTATGACAGGACAAGATGTAAAAAATGGAATATATGCTATATTAGGTGCTAGGCAGGGTTTGTACAAGACTATGTGTACCGATTGGAATTTTATAAATGTTAGAGATTTTGCTTATTTAAATTCTTTATGGAATGACGAATTAGCAGGCATAGATGAAGATAGTGTTATTGATATTGCACAACAGGTTGGAGATAAAATTAAACAAAATTTAGATATACCTATTGCCAGCTTGCCATTAAGCGTAGATCAAAGCAAATTTTATAAAACTACATTTACAAATAGCGTTAGACCAAAGCATCCTTCGTTGGCTACTGATAAAGAAACAGCTAGTTATGATATTGTAATGATAACATACAATGAATTGAATGGAACAGAAAATTACAATAGATTAAAAAACAGATTTACAAATGTAAAAAGGATTCATAAAGTAAAAGGAATACATCAAGCTCACATTGCAGCCGCAGAGATATGCGAAACTGATATGATGTGGGTAGTAGACGGTGATGCTGAAATAGTAGAAGATTTTTGTTTTGATTATCTAGTTCCTGACACTGAAAAACAGTTTGTACATGTTTGGCGTAGCAAAAATCCTATAAATGATTTAGAATATGGTTATGGTGGTGTAAAACTATTACCTACAGATAGGACACGCAATATGGATCTATCAAAACCAGACATGACCACAAGCATAAGTAGACATTTTAAGAAAATGGACGAAGTAAGTAATTATACTAGATTTAATGTAGATAAATTTACTACTTGGCGAAGTGCGTTTAGAGAGTGTTGTAAATTAGCAAGTGCAGTAATTGATAGACAAAAGCAACAAGAAACAGATGAAAGATTAGAACGTTGGTGCAGTGATTATGGCAAGGACAGGTTATTTGGAGAATATGCAATCAAAGGTGCTAATCAAGGTAAAGAATATGGTATTGAAAATGCCGGTGATTATAATGCACTCTCAAAGATTAATGATTTTGATTGGCTTCTTTCTGTATTTAACAATGAAGATGTAAGTAATTCCATTAATCAAAAAGAAAAAGATTTTGATAAAGTTAATAATATAGAGTTTATTCATGGTTTGCATGAATATGCAGTATATAAATCTGAAAAAGATGTAGCAGAAAATTTAGATAATATTTTGAAAATATTATATTCTGACAATATCTCTAAACATTTAATTTTAGATGTTTTAATGAATAGCGCAGGCGAGAATACAAGATATTTTAGATTTGCAAGAGATTTTGTAAAAAAAGGTAAGAATTTAAAAATTTTATCAGATGCATTTAGTCGTAGTCAAATGCGTAGTAAAATTTGGTTAGTTGACGAATTATCTAAAATTAATAAAAATTTTGATAATATAGTTTTATTAGCAGGATGGTATGGTCAGTTAATTGATTTATTTGGAAATCAAAGTATAAATGAAATTACTTTTGCAAAATTTAGAAATATAGAACTTGACAAAGATTGTTGTTTAGAAAGTGATTACAATTTTAATTTACGTAGATTAGAGGGTCATAAAGTTAAAGCAATAAATGCAGATATTAATAATCTTACCCTACATGAAAATGGTTATGAATGGGAAATTGAAAATTTTAAAACTGAAGAAAAATATTTAGAGAAATTTTTACCAGATTTAATAATTAACACAAGCTCAGAACATATGACAACAGAATGGTTCAATCAAATACGTTTTAAAAAATGGACAAAAAAACCTCTGGTTGTTATCCAAAATAATAATTTTTTTGGAATACCTGAACATGTAAATTGTGTGCATAGTGTCGATCATATGAAAAAAGTATTTCCTATGGAACGTATACTATTTGAAGGAGAATTACAGCTTAAAGGTTATAAACGTGTAATGTTAATAGGATATGTATGAATTTAGAAAATTTTAGTCTAAGAAAATTGCAAAAAGAAAGTGCTCGTGCATTAGCCACGATAGAAGCAACAAATAATAATATATACCAATTTAATAAGAATGCACATCACGATAGTCAAAATTGGTATAAAACTGTAATTGAATGGTATGTAAAAGAATATGGAGGATTACCCAGTGAAGTAGGTCCTGGAAAAGAGATTAGGCTGTTAACAGAAAATGTATAATTATAGAGATATAAAAACAATTCATTTAGAAATAACACAAAATTGTCAAGCTTCATGTCCTATGTGTGATAGGAATCAAAACGGTGGAGCTTTGAATCCTCATATTAATTTAGACGAATTAACAATTGATGATGTAAAAAATATATTTACACCAGAATTTATCTCGCAATTATCTACAATGTATATGTGTGGTAATTTAGGCGATCCGATTGTTGCTCGTGATACTTTAGAAACGTTTGAATATTTTAGGAGTAATAATCCTAAAATGTGGTTAAGTATGAACACAAATGCAGGAGCTAGAGATGAGAATTGGTGGCAAGAGCTTGCTAAAATTTATGGCAGGATGGGAGCTGTTATTTTTAGTGTAGACGGCCTACAGGATACTAATCATATTTATAGGCAAGGTGTAGTTTGGGAAAATGTAGAACGGTCTATGCGTAGCTTTACAAGTGCAGGAGGAAGAGGACGTTGGGACTTTTTAATTTTTGATCATAACCAACATCAAGTAGAAGAAGCGGAGCGTTTAAGTAAAGAATGGGGTTTTGAAAAATTTATTAAGAAAAAAACTGGAAGATTTGTAACCGCAAATGTTGAAGCAAAGGAAACACATCAAGCAGTAAATAAAAAAGGTAAAAAAACTGCCGAACTTGCAAAACCCAAAGACGAATTTCAAAATACTGCTGTAAAAAAGTTGCCTACAATATTAGAAAAGTATGGAAGTATGGACAGCTATTATGATGTTGTTCCGATAAATTGTAAAGTAAAAAATGAAGGTAGTTTATTTATAACAGCAGAAGGTTTAGCTTTACCTTGTTGTTGGACAGCTGGCCGGATGTATAAATGGTGGCATGAAGATCCTAAAACAGAACAGATTTGGAATTTTATTAAAGATAAATCGTTAATTGATGCAAAAAAAGGCTTGAAAAAAGTTTTTGAATCAAAAGTTTTTAAAGATATCGAAAATAGTTGGACAAAGCAAAGTTGTAAGGATGGAAAATTAAAAGTTTGTGCAATTAAATGTGGAAAAGAGTTTGATCCTTTTGTTGCTCAGTTTGCATAAATATTTTATGAATATTATAATATTTAATGCTCAAAAAAATATTAATACAGGCATAGTTGAAATACCAAAAAATGCTTCGACATTATTTGGTAAAATCATGTACTATCGTCGTTTACGTAGTACACGCACCATAAGAAAATCTATGGCGGAATTTTTGCAGTCTGGACATGTCCCTGGGGGTGCGCAGGGACTTGACTCAAGTAAACTAAGGTCACGGGGGTTTAACAAACGCAATAAATTTACTG